TTACCACCACCTTCGTGAGCTATTGGATAGTATGCACACCAATCGTGTGTTGCTAATGATACACCTACAACATCACCTTCGCCTACAACAGAACCAGATCCCATTCTTTTATTTAAGTTTGGATCTTTTGTTTCTAAGTCGATAGCAATCTCGTCATATTTACCTAGATCAGGAAAGTCTGTTGGTGGTATCCACTCTGTCTGTGGTTTAAAGATCGGTATCTGCATCATCGCCCTCGTGTTTACATTCACCGGCTATTGCCATGTACGCAGCTGCATCTACATAGGTGTCTGATGTTGGTTGACCAAATTTTGTTCTAGCTACTTTTAACAAAGCCATCATCACAGCAGCATCGTGTGCCGTTATCTCTTTATCTAAATATGCCGTCCATAGTTTTGCTATGTTTGCATGGTTTATTATTTTATCACCATAAGTTTTTGCTCTAGGTCCTATGATAAGTTCTCTCGCTAACTTTAACGCATCTTCTGTTTTCATATTTTGTATCCTTTATAATTATCTTTTGGTCTGATGATATGTAAATGAGTTTTAGTTCTAGTTGCACCAACATAGAATAGTCTGTTCTCATCATCAGGATTTTGTTCGTAGTTTCTTATTGTGTTTCTTGATAGATCTGTCAGGAGAACTACGTTATCCTGCTCACCACCTTTTACTCCGTGTATCGTTGATAAAATAATACGTGGAGTAGAATTTAATTTCTCATCATTCTCCCTCATTCTTCTTATATATCTTATTTTTTTTCTAGGTGCACTATCAAAAGCTTCATACCAAACCTTATCTGTCTTCAACCATAGTCTTTCTCTAAGTCCAGACAATTGATACATCGCATCCTTGTCCATATATTTTAAAGAATTCTTATCAAAATTATTTTCGGACATATACGAAGCTATCCTTACAAGTTGATCATAATTTATATCCACACCTTTACGAACATCTTCCCAATCTGTAATTGCTTTGTACAAATCTTGTTCTTTATTTGTTTTAAATTTGTTCTCAAAATACAATCCTTGCGAGTGTAATTTATCTTCAATATCATTTAACATAAATCTAGTTCTAGCTAACACTAGCCAATTACCTTTTTTCATGTTAACTTGTTCAAAGTCATCATAATATGAAAGTAAACCTCTTTGCGTTTTTGGTCTCCACTCTTTTGGTAATCTATGTTGTATTTTGCTTACTATCTTTGAAGCAACATCATGCACAACCTGTGGTATTCGGTATGACTGTGTTAATTGCATCACCTTACCCTTCTGTGCAATAAAACTATCTACGTCTGCACCAGCCCATCTAAATATAGCTTGATCATCATCGCCTGCAATAAATGTATCTTGAGTCTTATCCCATATAGATTTTGCCATCTGCCATTGTGATGTAGATAAATCTTGAGCCTCATCTATAAAAACAACATCAAATTTTGGAGACTTATCTAATTTAATAAATTCTGTAATCATGTCAGCAAAATCAATTAAACTATAATCTTTTTTGTATTTATTAAGATCATATATAAACTGTTTTAAATCGTTGACTGAAATATCTTGTGTGTGTTCTTTTAAATTGTATTGTCTCTCTGGAGTAATACCCCGTAGTTTAGCCATCTGCACTATACGAAGTAAATCACTTTTAGTTGTAAACAATCCAGTGTGTTCATTATCGTATTCATGATAATCTAAATTGTATTTAGTTTTTTTACCTAGATCTTCGTAGTGTCTACGTTGCATTACATCTTCTTTCTTAATACCAAGTCTTTTAAATGCTAATGAGTGTAGTGTTCTGAAATAAGGTAAGTCACCTTCAGTAAAATTAAATTTTGACATAGCTCTGTCTCTTGCTTCGTGTGCAGCTTTCTGTGTAAAAGAAAAATAACCAATCTTATCTGGATCAGTTTGTTTTAAATACTTATCCACTTCATTAAGTAATGTAGTTGTTTTACCTGTACCTGGTGGTCCTAATACTATTGTTTTCATATATTCTTAGTTTTAAAAGCTAAAGTTAATCTAGTGGTATTATTAGTGGGTGGATTTCCTTTATGAAAATCTAAAGCGTTAAAATAAATTAATCTGTTAAATTTATATTCTACTCTTGGTTGATTAAATATTTCAAACTCTCCACCTTCTACGTTTTTTGAAGGCATATAAAGAAAAGTAGTGTCTCCATCATCTTGATGAAAGCTTCCTCCATGACAAGAGTAATGACAATTTACATAACTTCTTAATAGATTTACTTTTTTAACTTTATTAATTTTAGAATGCAAAAAAAGAATAATAGGATCGTGAATAGATAAATGAGACATTAAAAAACTAGACTCTGTTGTGTCAGGTCTACTGCTGTGATCTAAACTATATAAAATATTTTTTGTTAAATGAACAGAAAGAAATTCTGCTAAATCAGGCTCTAACCAGTTATCAATTATTTTTGTTTTCATAATAAATGTGTCATCAAGATAGTAGCAATACAAATCACAGTAATGATTGAAATATCGCTTTTGAATGATGGTCTTCTCCTCAAAATGCATCCTCCTTTTTAAATACTCTTTCTTTTATTTTAATATCTTCTTTTTCAAATTCTTTTAACTTGATAACAGATATTTTCTTTTTACCTATTGTCATCCTTGCAACCTCACAATTACAATGTTCGGTAAGTAAAAAATTTGTAACATCATATTTTTCTGACCACTTGTGTCGGTGTAAAAATTTATGAAAGAACTCACCAAATATAAAGTGATGATAACCGCCTTTATTCCATACATTACCAGATTCCATATCTTCTTTAGTCGAACCCTCTGCAGTTCTACTTGTACAATAGTTCTCTAAGTGCTGTGATAGTTGATCTAGTTTTGATGCACCTGCTGGAGCTTCTACTAACTCAGGGTTAGCCATCAAAGCTGTCACCATAATATCATAGTCTTTTGGTTTTAGTTTAGGTGGATACTTATGTATTTGATCCATACACGCTCTAACAAACAATCTCTGTTCTTGTAATTGTTCTGATTTTAATTCTACTCTTTCTCCATCCACATTTAATCTGTAAATAGGTGGATCTAATTTTACAATTTGTAAATCACTAAGTTGTGGAAATAGTAACTGTGAGCCAATACCAAACTTTCTCGTCTTACATAATTGTTTATCACAATGATTACACATAGGTTCTTCTGTGCATTTAAAACCATAATCTTTATTATCTTTCTTTTTTCTCTCTATGATGTCGTCTGTAAGTGGTGTTGTAAAATATTTATGGTTGAATGTGCTTAATTTGTTACGCCACTCTTCTGGCCATTTCTTTTTAGCATAGACCATGTACTGAAATAAAACTCTGTCCCTACCATCTTCTAATTTTTCCCTTGTCAAAGATTCTAAACAAGGTGGTCCATCATCAAATTCTGATGGTGGTCTTTGTATTTTTAAGTCTTGTAATTCTTTTGGAGATATCTTTACTATGTTTTCTAAAAAATCTGAAATTGTAACAGCTTTACCTGAAGTGTCATAAGCATATCTTGTTGTGTTCTTACAATTAAAGTATGGTAAGTTTAAGAAATTTCCTGTATCATCTTGCGATTTTAATTCAATTTGTTTCGGAAAAACTTCAGCATTACCAAACCCAAGTATAGCACTGACAGAAATTAATTTATCTCGCATTAATTTTGCAGGCACAGATTCTGTTGTAAATAAAAATATATGTGCACCACCACTTTTTGATCTACATGTCATTAAAGGTAGTTTGTATGTGTTTATCTTTTTAATTATTTCTTTATGATCAAGAGTGTACTTGTCTACATCGATACAACCCCATCTACATTTATTTTCTTCATCAATAGGTATAATACCTAAACTAGGTTCAATACCGTTTAAATGATTTTGCCAAAGCTCTTCTGTTACTGGTTCTCTTTTTACAAAGGACTTGCCTTTTATTTTAAGTCCATCGGCACCTTTCTTGTCCACATAGGTGCAACCATGTGCTCGCTCTAATCCTTTAAATATCTTTCTAAAATCTTCCATAATTATTTTGCGGAGCCGGCTCCAGTCTCCCATCACCGGCCCCTATCTTCCTAGGAAGTTATTAGTACGGTGAATCGGATTTGGATTCTTGCTCTCCGTGTTTTACTTTAACATCACCCTTTGAAACGTTTGCTCCAAAGTCTTTTGCTATTTTGTAAATACCCGGATCACTAATAGGACCAACTCTCGCTACATCCCAACCAAACCAAGTGCCCTTGTCGTTAGACTGTTGCACTGTTTTTAGTTTATAAATGTGGCTATATGTTGGCGGTGTGAACATACCGTTTTTACCTTGCATCTTCAAACCCATCATCATTGAATTCCATTTTCTACTAACTTTTAATTGAGTAGCTTTCATAGATATCAACGCTGTAGTTGGACTATCACCAAGTATAACTACGAAGTGACTAGCTGTGTTTTCAAGATAGTTACCATTAGATAATCTATCTTTATTAAACTTGTCTCTTGTAGTTGACGGTAAGTCATCTCCAGCATCATATATTTTTACTGGAGCACCTTGACTCTCACCTCTATCCTGCCATTCGATGTGCTGTCTTTTATAGTGCACTGGCACGACATCTATCCCTTTAACGCCATCATAAACCTCGCCTGTAACGGTGTTTATAATCATGCCTGGTTCTGCCCCCTCGACATGTTTAGCATCTCGCTTATTGCA